AGTCTCATCCAGATATCCAGCATCGATGATGGCGAAACTTGGAGCTAGAAGGAAGGGGTGGTGGGCAGCGAAGATGCAGAAGGGAGACTGCCCACCGTGTCGGGAGATAAGATCGACAAAAGGAATATATCACTATGAATAGACCTATTGCATTACGTGCAGCTAAAGAAGCCCTAGACAATGTTGGAGTGCAGGAAGTTGGCGACAACAGGGGCAAGGCTGTTGAAGTCTACCAAGCATCCACCATCCCACCTGTGCCACCCGGTAGCCCTTGGTGTGCTGCCTTTGTGGTGTACCGGCTACGGAATGCGGCTCATGACCTAGCCCTAACAATCCCTGCCGACTGGCCACGCTCGGCTTATTGCCCCGATCATGGCAACTGGGCACGAAGAACAAAGAACTGGCTATCGGTCAATGATGCACAGATGGATCCGAGCAAAGTGCGTATCGGTGATTTGGTTTGCTTTTGGTTTGCACCGCTAAACAGGCTGGCTCACATCGGCATCGTGACTGGCGTATTTCCTTGGGGTGTCAAGACCGTAGAAGGCAACACGTCTCCTGAGATGGAAGATGAAGACAAGCCAGAACGCGAGGGTGACGGGGTCTACCGCAAGGCTAGAGCATGGCGCGAGCTTGGAGCAAACGGTGGCTTTGTCTCTATCGATTGGTAGTATGTAGCAACGAACCCGGCAAGCCTATCAACGATGCTCAAACTGCCGGGTCTCTTATTGAGTGGTATGTTCCATTTTGGAACTAACCACTTGAACTGTTTCCATAATGGAAAGAGTTGACAGCAAAAGACCACCCGACTTTCGAGGGGTGGTCTTACGCTTTCCAAGCACCGTTTGTAGTTGTTTTGATTTCCCTTGCGGGTGCTTGATTCTACCCTATGGCATCAACTCACTTGCCATCTGTCCAATCCACTTTCTGATTTCCCAGTCATCAGGAGCGCCGAAGGTGAACTGGTCAATACCGATGATGATGTCTACACCACCGCTGCTGTAGGTTACGCTTTGCAGCTGACCCTTGCAGGTTGTGAACCAGAGCGTACGGCGGAGGTTGTGGATAGCTACGCAGATTTTGCGAGTGTAGATCCATGCACCTGCTTGCTCGCTCCACATTGAATCAAAGTCAAGCTCAATGCTCTCGAATGTCGTGTGGTCTTTGCGGAGGACTGATTCCAGCCTCTCCATCGTGTAAACGTTGTCTAATACTTCCATTGCTTATCTCCATGCGGTATATATCCGCACTGAGAATATACACCCAGTGCGGATACTTTGTCAAACAGTTTTTATGGTTACTGATTCGCTGGCCGGAATAATCTCAATCCCTGGAGCATGGATCGTGGCAAAGTCACTGAGTTTGCTAACCAGCACAGTGTGCTTTGTCTTGATGGCTTCAGGGTTGTGATGCATCAGCCATGCCACGGTCTCTTCCTCGTCTACAACCTTGACACGCTCGGCTAGAGTCCGGAAGGATATCGTGCCATAAGGGCAGGTCCACGTCTTGACCTTCAAGGAGCCGTCGGCTTTGCGTGGAAGTTGGCTCAGTGCGTATTCTTTCAGCTGTGCATCGTACTGCCTTTGTAGCCAGTCAAGCCGTCTTGATTGCTTGCCGATGATGGCTTGGCAGTTTGCCAAGATGGCGTGCATCTTTGCTGTCTCGGCATCTATGGCTGCCTCGATGTCCATACGCTTGCGCATGACCAGCAGGGCAAGGTCTTCTGGCGATTCCTCACCTGTTATCCAGCCTGATGCTGGACCGGCATACTCGCCGGTTTCCTCGTCCCACAGCTCGCCATCGATTACATCGAATCCCATTATCTTATTACCTCCCAATCTTCCCTTGCTTCCTGAATCGCTCGATCGTACAGGTCATCAATGGCTGGACACCAAGCGTGTCGGTTGCCGTTAGCCCTGTACATGATCAACGTCTTTTCTCCGATGTCAGAGAACCGGACATAAGTGCCCGGCTCCCATGCTTTGCGCCTGATGCTCAAGCCTTCAAGCAGTCTTGTATACACTGCCCCAAATCTCATCGTTGTAAACCTCTGGGCTTGATAGGCTCAGAAATAACGATGTTGCCCTGCGGTCCTCTCGGCAGCTGATTGGTTGCTCCGTTAGCATCGTCATCCTCGTCAGCTGATATCGCCAAGAGTGCAGACACGCTGTATCGCCTACCGTAAGTGAGCGCAGAGCCTAACCCGTGTGCATCAGGCTTGGTTACCGGTATGGTTGCCGTGGTGCTTATCCACTCACCTGATGTATGGATGATTCGGCTCTCTACTGTAATCGCTACAACCTTGCCATCTGTGACGTTGGTGTCTGTAGTGCCTTGGGTCAACATCAGGTCGTTAGCAGTCAGGATAGGACGCAGAGCATCCAATATGCTGTCAAGGGTGACGTACTTGGAACGGAAGGCAGGGTTTGTGCCCTCCTTGCTGATGCCTTGCATCCGGCTTTGTGCCTTGATAAGGGAAGGGGCTATTGCCCCTATAGTTTCGCTACTTGTCATTCTTTATCTCCCTCTGTATATGGGTCAGTGATGCTGATCCAAACGGTGCAATCATTGAACTTGATAAGGTTGCCTTCAATGAAAAACTTACTGTTCCTGTCACGCTCGTAGATGAGCCAGTCTTGGGCTTCATCTAACGTCAGCTCGTGAGATGTTTTCAAACCGTGAGCCGTGATGGTTTTGCCTTCTTCGTCGGCATCCTCAACCATAGTGTAGGCTTGTCTAAAAAGTGTCATCGTTATTCTCCCGTTACGTGGTTGGATTCATCAGCGTTGTAATCGTCTGGATCTGCAATCTTGATGCAGACATCGCCCATACCAAAGATAACCACGTCATCTTCTACCCGGATATCTTCGTCTTCACACTCGTTGATTGCGTCAATGGCTTCATCAAGGTCGATGTCATGAAGTCCGGATGGGCTACTGAGCTGAAGTCCCATGCCTTCTTCGATTGCCCACTTGACTGTTGCGATTGCTGATGTCTTCATTTCTTATCTCCTTGCCCCCTTTCGGGGGCATTGCAACTTAAAACCGAACTACAGTAGGAATCCATTCAGGAATCCGGCTCGTGACTACTCCTCTTTGATAACGCACCGAAGCCATCTTGTTAGATCCTTCAAATACATCAAATGAAGCACCATTGTTTTTGAACTGTTGAACGCCCGCACTTATTGCATCATCAACTGATTGGTATAAACCATAGCTCTGATATCGCCGATAAATTCCAACCCAAGCCTTGAGTTCAAACTGTCTGTCCATTGTCTTATCTCCTGTACCGCTTGGTACATCAACAATATACACCGGCAATATATATGTGTCAAGGGCTTGACAGAATAATATATTCGTGTGGTATATATAGAGCATGATTAGAGGATTGACTCAGAACGAGCTGGCACGGCGGACTGGTTACACCCAGCCCCGCATCAGCGACTACATGACAGGCAAGAAGGCTCCATCAGACACCAGTCTTATGAAGCTCGCAGAGGCGATGGACATGGATCCAGCGGAACTCAGCAAGCAGTTGATGCTACGCAGAACACTGCGCAAAGGTAAAGCGCCGGAACAACCAGAAGTACCGGGCGAATAGGTAGATAGGGAGATAAAGAAGATGCGACGATGCAACGATTGTGGAAACTCGGTAGAAGATACAGACAAGATGTGCACGGCTTGCCGGTTGGCAGAATGGCGGCACTTCCAGATCTTGGAAACGAATCGTAGGAATAGGCAGAATGCCTTGGATGCTAACCGTGCTGCATACCTTGGACGTAAGAAAGCGATCAAGGACAGCATCAAGGCTGGTGTGATTACTGCTGTAACGGTTCTGCTTTTCTTGGCGCTTGTGTCTGCTACCCGTGATGCCATCCGTTATGAGTGGGAGACAAAGCCAGCGATGCTTAAGGCCAACGGTGTCAAGTGAATACATATACATTACTACAAGGGCATTGCCTCGATGTGTTGAAGACACTACCGGAAGAGTCTGTACAAACCTGCATTACATCACCTCCATACTTTGGGCTAAGGGACTATGGATGCGGTGGGCAGATTGGCTTGGAAAGTACACCAGAGCAGTTTGTTCAATCATTGGTTGATGTGTTTTCGGAAGTTCACCGAGTGCTGAAGAAAGACGGCACACTGTGGCTCAATCTTGGTGATAGTTATGCTGCACAGCGTGGCGGTACATCTATGCCAGCTGAGACGTTAGCGGGTGGTGTTGGTGGTAAAGGTGACAAGGCTGCACACCGTGGTCATGATGGCGCAGCTGGACACGCTCACCGCAACGCCAGCAATATAGGGCTAAAGCACAAAGACCTAATAGGTATCCCTTGGCGTGTTGCTTTTGCGCTCCAATCATACGGCTGGTATCTACGGCAGGACATCATCTGGCATAAACCTAACCCAATGCCTGAATCAGTCACCGATAGATGCACGAAGGCACACGAGTACATCTTTCTTTTGTCTAAGTCTGACCGATATTTTTATGATTCAGAAGCCATCAAGGAACCAGTCTCTGATGTATCAATAAAGCGAGCTGAATACGGCTGGAACTGCGACAGACCAAGCACAAAGAACGCAAGCATGGGAGGTACTGGGATACATACTGAAAAGATGGGCACACGGTTTGTGAATCCATCTGGGCGCAACAAGCGAAGTGTTTGGACTGTAACAACTAAACCATATAAAGGCGCACACTTTGCAACGTATCCAACAGATTTGATACGACCTTGTGTACTGGCTGGAAGTCGTGCTGGTGATGTTGTACTTGACCCATTCAATGGAAGCGGAACCACTGGTTTTGTATCAGTAGAAGAACGTCGGAAGTACATCGGCATTGATATCAACCCAGAATACTTGGCTTTGGCTGATGCTCGTATCAAATCAGCACAGGTGCAGGAAGTCATGGAGTTTGACTCTGCCACCGAGTAGAACAACCATCAGACAGACGCTCCGGACCCTATCAAGGACACCGGAGCGTTTACTGTCTCACGATGAAATGGTACTCCTCCACTCTGGCTGGAAGCACGGCATCATGCAGGATGAATGCTTGGATGCCATGGTTCGTCATAACCTTGGATTCATCAGGGATGTGTGTAAGGTCATCAAGCACAAAGAACATTTTATCGATGCTTGTCAGTACTGCGTTGAAGGTGTCATAAGAGCCATTGAAAAGTGGGAGCCTGAACGAGGGCTAAGGTTCTCCACTTACGCTCACCCATGGATCTACCAGAAGCTCAGACGCTATCAATCAAACCAACTTAGAACAATCCGGATAGCCGAACACGCAGTGGTGAAATGGCACAAGCTCCGCAGATTCTACGTGCTCTTAGAGTTGGAACTCAAGCGCCCACCAACCGATGCCGAACTGTCAGAACGCTCAGGCATGACCATAGAGACCATCGAGATGTGCAGGACTGCTCACGGCTTGGAGCCTGTATCGATGCACCACGGCATCCAAGGCACTGACCTTGTGCTGTACGAGTCTGCTGTTTTCGGTACATCCCAGAGCGCAGAGGACGAGTACTTTAATGGCGTGGAAGATGGGAGCGCAATGGATCACTTATCCCGGCTGGATGACGAGACCCGGCAAATGGTTGTGTTGCATCTTGGCTTAGATGGACGTGTACCGCAGACAATCCACATGATAGCCAGCCGTTACCGTTTACCGCCTGTAGTAGTCAAACAGAGGCTCACAGAGGCTATAGCAGAACTGAGGACAAACCTTGAAACATCTTGAAGACAAAGAACAAATAGCCTTGATAACTTGGGTACGCCTGATGGAGCCCAAGCATCCTGAACTGGCTACCATCTACCACTGCCCTAACGGTGGGCATCGTGACATCCGTACAGCTGCTAAGTTCAAGGCCATGGGCGTGAAGGCGGGAGTGTGGGACATCTTCTTGCCTTGCCCAGCGCCGGGGCTCTTTGTTGAGATGAAGGCTGGTAAAGGCAGGCTAACACCTGGGCAGGTATCCTTCCGGGATGCCTTGCTACCGTACGGATACACTTTCGTGGTTGCCTATAGTTGGGTTGATGCTGCCAAGGCTATAGGTAGTCACCTTGGATTTACTGTTGATGTATAATGTTCCGTCGGTCTAACCGGCTGCTTGTTTGATAGAGTACCGGGCAAGAAAGTACGAGGGTTCTAAATCGCTCGTATTGCCATGCCGCCAGTCGATTGGCTATTCTATTGATTGAGTATCAACCCGCCTTGCATATCCTCTGCTTGGCGGGTTTTGCCTAGGTAGTTCAGTGGTAGAACGTCATACTTGTAATATGATTGTCGGGGGTTCGATTCCTCTCTTAGGCTTTTGATGTATAATATCTACGTTCCATACCTTTCGGAATAGGCTTTGCCAGCCCCCGGCTGATCCCCGGGGGTGTCCGAGGTAGGAACAGAAAGGTATGTAACATCATGGCACTTCCTGCCACTGATGCCGTTCAGGCTATCGCCTTCCTACGGCATCTATTCAAACCGTACTCAGACGGCTTTATCGAGATTCGTCCGCTCTCCAAACACAAGCCTCACGCTAACAGGACAACCTACAGGTTGCCTGAATGTCTCAAGGGTGAAGCCGGGCAAGCACTGAGCCAGCACATCATCAGCCTTGCCATGCGTGGCTACGATGTCTATGTAGGCGTGTGTCCGAGAGTTGCACCAGAAGGTCCGGGACGCAAGCTCGGTAAAGATGCCATCGAGCAAGTCGGGGCAGTTTGGGTGGATCTAGATTCCAAGGTTGAAGGGGCGAGTAGTCAAGTTTTGCTTGACACCTGCGACATCGTTGTAAGCACAGGCAATGGATGGCACGGCTACGCACTAACCAAGAGCGTAAGCAAGGCAACCACAGCACGAGACCGAACAACACTAGAAACCAGAATCAGGCATTGGGCAAACGGGTTGCTCCCAGGCACTGACAATGTCTCCAACGTAGATCGGATATTGAGGGTCCCCGGTACGCTGAACTGGAAGAATCCAGAAGCGCCTAAACCAGTGACGCTCCTAAAGGGTGGCGGTATAAAACCAACTTACAAGGTTTCCTTGTGTGTTGAGATGCTTGGCGATGAGCGGCTAGATGCTCTGCTGGCATCTGCTAAGGCTGGCGAGCTTGGGCAGGTTGTTCCGATGATACGCCATGCTTCCGGACGCTATACCGGATGCCTTGATACATTCTTCCTTGAACTTGAACAGGCTTGCATAAAAAGCAAATCTGATGCACGATGGTCATTCCTTTTGGATATTGTCCGGGCAGACTTGCCGGAGATTATGGAGCATTACTTTGGCCATTGATTGGGATGACATCCCGGTAGTACCCGACATCAAACCGGAGCGTAAGCAACGCCAGCCGGGTGAGCCTTCAGGCGATGGCACGATGGCTAAACTCTATCAACGCCATCCTGAGGGTGGTGGCCCTTATGGTGGGCGGGATAACGCTCTAACCGCATACATTGGCTATTTACGCTCTACACGCATTGATTACGACTCAGCCTATCCTGCTGCCCTTGCTTGGAATCTTCAGTGGTGTGATCCACCGATGGCAGAACAGGAGGTAGCAGAAAAGGCTGGCCGTGCTTGGTACGAGTGGAAAGATTCCGACCTGCCACCGCTGACACCTGCGATGTTACGGGCTGAACTAGAAAAGCCTGTAGAAGATGATGACCCTATCGAATGGATGACATGGGCAGACATCAAAGCCAAGGTGGCGGAACTTGGACCGCTACGCTGGATTGTCCCTGACATGGTTATGAAACGTGGTCTGCACTTTATCAGCGCAACGTCTGGTGGCGGGAAGTCTTGGGCAGCTCTTGACCTTCTACGGGCAACAATGGCAGGTGGTAAGTGGCTGGGCTCTGTTGAATGCGAGAAAGCCAAGGTTATGTACATCGACGAGGAGATGGGCTGTCAGGTGTTCTTTGACCGTGCCGATCAGTTAGGCATGGCTCCAGAGAACATCATCTATTCAGACCATCAGCGAGTCAAACTGGACAATCCTAGATACCTACAATCAATCCTGCGGAAAATAGAAGAACTCCAGATTGATGTCGTTATCGTTGACACGCTTGTACGTGTTCACGGACTTGATGAAAATAGCAACACAGAGATGGCAAGGCTTTACGGTTACTTCTGTCAGATGAAAGACCTAGGCGCAGCTGTCGTGGTGCTTCACCATAACCGTAAGTCTGGCAGTGAATCTGGTATAGGTCACGAGCAGATGCGCGGGGCTGGTGACATCGTGAGCCAAGCCGATACGGTGTTCAGCATTTCTTACAACGAGAAGAACGACCGGTACACGATGGTTACTACCAAGAACAGACACTGGCGCAAAAAGGAAAAGCAACCGGTGGTGTGTTGGACCATTGCGAACGAGGGAGCGCGTGTGAGCCTTCAGGAAGCCGAACCTGAGGGATTTGTAGCACGGCAGGGTCAATCGCTTACTGATGCGATTCTTTCGTACGTTGAGGCAAATCCCGGCGCAGGTAAAAACATGATTCATGCGAAGGTTGGGGGACGCAAAGAGGTTGTTTTATCCACTATTGATGAGCTTGTAGCCGAGCATTTGCTAAAAGCAGAACCATCATTGAGGGGAGGCAACAGATACACAATAAATAGATAGTTGACTGGTTCCCAACGACTGGTTCCCTTATATATAGGAACTTAACTCTATTTTGGTTCCCCCAGTTTGGTTCCCCCAGACCCCCTCCGAACTGGGATGCCCCGAAGGTGGGCATTCCCAGATCATCACAGTGAGGAGGGAAGAAAGTTTATTGTTTTATGACCGGTCCGGTTCCTCCGCTTACGCGGGAACCGTCACCGGTCATTATGAAAGGTGGTTGATATGGCTCTTGAAATATGGACGTTTGAAACACTGAAGCGCAAGGCGCAAGAAGATGAGATGTTGAACGGTGATAAGTATCGGCATCAGCTCGCTGTGGCTAAAGCCTGGTTGAAGTCTGGCGGTCGTTTGACAATGCACAGATGGGCTATGCGTAGAGACTTTGAAACACACTTGATCCAAAAGGGTAAGAACATCCTGTTGGTTGAATGTGATGGCGAGAAACAGCACTTCTGCACGGTTGATACTTTATGGGAATCAGACTTCATGTTGATTCCAGATAACCATGTAATCGGTGAGTTCAATGAGTACCCGGCATTCATGTACGTTGCTGAGAAACTTGAACAACCACGAAGCCGAACAAAGGTAGTAGTGCAGCACTAAAAACAAGGTTTGACAATATCCGCTTAGTGGGTATATAGTTGGTGTGGCAATAGTGCCAATGACCGGGCGGTAGCCCAAGGAGTTTGACTATGGGATTCTTTGCACAACACGGAAAGTTTTCCGAAGGTGGCGGAAAGAAGTTTAGTGTAGCCGAGCAAGGCATCTACATCTGTGCGCTGATTGATTGCGAAGCAACGCAGGGCAAGAGTTTTGATGATCCAAATGTCTTGGAACCTAACTTTAAGTGGGTATTCGAGACCACCGAGGTAGGCGATGACGATGGCCAGCCCTTCCGATTCGTTCAGTACACAAAGACCTACTATGGCAATGAAAAAGCCAAGCTGACAATCCTGCTCGATGGCATGGTTGGACGCATGACAAACCAACAGTTTGCTGACCTTGACATTGAAGCACTCAAAGCCAAGCAATGGCAGGTAGTGGTCGGAACCCGCCAGAAGATGAATGGCGAACTAACCAACGTCATCGAAACCGTAAAGCCTGTAAAGGTTGCAGCTACAAAGCCACTCCGCAAGGCTGTACCTACCGCTGATATTAGCGATCCATTCGAGGACTAATGCGAACCCACTACACAGTCGGCACACTTGATGCATTGGCAGTTATCGAAGATTGGAACCTGGACTTTGTTTCGGGTTCCATCCTGAAATACCTACAGCGCCAAGAGCATAAGGGGCAACAGGAGCAAGACAGGCTAAAGGTACTCTGGTACGCAGCCTATCTGGTTACACGCTCCAGGGAGTATGCCGACCGTGTAGTAAACGATGCCAAGGAGATAAGCAATGGCAAGGCCTAAGTGCAGTATCGTGGAGTCACATCGTAAGCGTGACGTGGTACTGCAAAGATACGAGGAGCTCGTAGCGTCAGGGATGAGATGCCACGATGCAGCCAAAACGCTAGGTTATAACCACACCACCATCAACTATTGGAAAAAGCAGATATTAGACCAGACCAGAATCGAAATACAGGCAGAAGTGCAGACCATGGCAAACGGATCGTTTAGCGTAGCACTTGAAAAGTTACGCTCTGGCTACATGGTGAGACGGCATGGTGCAGCTTGGTTTCTGCAACTCGTAGATAGCAAGATATGCCTGTATCTGCTGGATGGTGCAGGAAACCGAAAGTATAGCCGGGTTGCGTCCTTTGGATCCGCAGATGTGCTTGCCATGGACTGGGAGCTATTCATCGGATGAAGTTCGACGAAGTACTGAAAGACTTAATCAATGGATTGCCTGTCTACCGTGAAGGATGGAAAGACGGGCACTTTATTTACTACGAGAAGGACTGGAATATGTTTACAGAAGCACATCCCGGTCGTGACTGGCATACGTTGTGTACATCAGCTCCTTTACGTGGAACTGACCTAGCTGCTGATGACTGGCAAGTAGATGAGTGGGACGATGAAGAGGATAAACCAGACCATGTTGTTGGTAATAACAAAAAGGTATCTGGATGAAGTTCGACCAAGCGTATCGATGGCTAAGGCGTGGTAAGTGTATACGCCGAACTGGCTGGGCTTCCTGCTGTCATATCGAGCATTCACAAGGCGAGCAGGTAAGGCACTACAACGGCAGAAGATGGGTTGGCTATGTTCTTTTGATGCGTGACCTATTCGATGACGAAGGACAACCGAGGGATGATTGGGAGGTAATGAGATGAGATTCGGAGATGTAGTACAAGCCTTGATGGCTGGTGGCGGTAACGCAGTATGGCGCGGTGAGTGGGGAGGAGCCGTATTCCTGCGGTACTCCGAAGTGTGGAATATCTTTGAACTTCACGGACCACAGAAACGGGTAACTCAACTTGAAGAGTTAAGCCTGTCCCCTGGTGATTTGTTTGCTACCGACTGGGCAGTAGTTGTACTTGATCCGCGAACCGGGGAGGTTTCTAAGTGATACCTTTTGCCATTGGTGCTTTGGTAGGGGCTGGATGCGTGGCGATATGGTCGGAACTCTATACACGCTGGCTGTATGCTGATGTCAAGCGTAGGGCTAAAGCTCAGGGTATGAGTAAGGATAAACTGCGCGCTGCTATGCTCTGGGCTACTAGCGCGGAAATCAGGAAGAATCTAGATGAGTAGAATAATCAATAAAACCATTGAGCAGGTTGCAATAAACCTGCTCAAGCATCATCCACGTAACGCTAACAACGGTGATGTGGAAGCCATTAAGAAGAGCCTAGCAGTCAATGGTTGGTACGGCTCTGTGGTGGCCAACCTGAGCACTAAGCACATCCTAGCGGGAAATCACAGGGTCATGGCTGCCAAGGCGCTAGGCTGGGAAACCGTACCCGTTCAATGGGTTGACGTTACACCCGAAGAAGAGCTGCGGATTCTTGTGGTTGACAACCGAACTACCCGTATCGGTCAAGATGACACAACAAAGATTACCGACATCCTGGCCGAGCTTGCGAATACGCCTATCGGCTTGGAAGGTACAGGGTACGGTGCTGCTGACCTTGATGCTTTGATTGATGAACTGGCTGGTACTGCTGACCCTACTGAGTTGCTAACCGATCCTGATGAAGTGCCGGAGGAAGTCGAGACACGATGCAAGCCGGGAGACCTTTGGATTCTTGGTAGGCATCGATTGCTTTGCGGTGACAGCACAAAGGCTGATGATGTCGCAAGGCTGATGGATGGTGCGCTTGCTGATTTATATCTAACTGACCCGCCATACAACATCGGTTACGAGGGTGGTTCAAAAAAGCGTGACTCCATACAAAATGACCTAATGGACAAATCAACCTTTAGGATGTTTTTGTTTAATGTATATACAAATGCTTTTGATGCTATGAAGGATGGTGCCTCATTTTATATATGGCATGCTCCGACCGAAGCCTACGAGTTTATAGGGGCATTGAAAGACATCAATCAATGTTTTCGTGAACAGTTGATTTGGAATAAAGATAACTCAATGTTTGGTCGGCAAGATTATCATTGGAAGCATGAACCATGCCTTTATGGCTGGAAGGATGGCGCAGCACATAATTGGTACACAGACCGTAAGCAGACAACCGTTCTCGAATTCAAACGCCCATCACGCTCTGAAGAGCATCCAACCATGAAGCCTGTAGAGTTATTTGAGTATCAAATCGGCAACTCATGTCCACCTAATGGATTGGTGCTTGATACGTTTTTAGGAAGCGGGACAAGCATCATCGCAAGCGAGAAACTTGGCATGAAGTGCTACGGATTAGAACTTGACCCGCATTATTGCGATGTCATTATTCAGCGATGGGAAAACGCCACAGGGCAGAAGGCGGTGCTAAGTGAAGGGTAAGCCATACAAGTACAACGAAGACGTAGTACAGCGCATCACACAGGCACTGAGGGCAGGTAATACCCGCCGTGCATCTTGTGCTTACGCCGGTATTTCTGAGGATACATTTGCCGTCTGGCTCAAGGACATTCCGGAATTCTCGGATTCTATAAAGAAAGCAGAAGGCGATGCCGAGGTGAGGAATGTTGCTATCATTCAGAAGGCAGCTGATAGCACATGGCAAGCGGCTGCATGGTGGCTTGAAAGGAAGCACAAGCAGGAGTGGTCTAGCAGGGTAGAACAGACAGGCGCAGACGGTAGCCCTGTCAAGGTGATTGTGGAGTATGCAGACAAACCATAATGCCTGATATTCGATTGGTCTTACCAAGGCCGCATGAAGCCCAGCAGATTATCTTGCGGGAAGCCAAGCGGTACAACGTCCTTGCTTGCGGGAGACGCTTTGGTAAGACCACGCTGGGCGGTAACCTTTTATCTGACCCGGTATTGATTGACGGGCTACCTTGTGCTTGGTTTGCGCCTACCTACCGCTTGCTGGAAGAGGCATACAACGACCATAAGCGTATCTATGCTCCCGTGATACGGCGAGCCGTGCAGACACCCGCCCCGCGCATTGAACTGATAACCGGGGCAGCTATTGACTATTGGACGCTTGATGACCCTAGCACCGTAGCCCGTGGCAGAAAGTACAAGCGGGTTATCATCGATGAAGCGGCAATGGCGCGGCACTTGGAACAAGCCTGGACGGAAGCCATCCGCCCAACGCTTACCGACTACCGGGGAGATGCGTTCTTTCTGAGTACTCCTAAAGGCTCTAACTACTTCAAGACCCTATACGGCATGGCTGATGCAGATCCGGACTGGATGGCATGGCAGATGCCTACTACCGCTAACCCTTGGATTGACCCTACGGAAGTAGACAAGGCTGGTGAATCACTGCCGAGCATCGCATTTAGGCAAGAGTACCTAGCGGAGTTCGTGGATGCAGCTGGAGCGAGAATCAAGCGGGAGTGGTTACGGTACGGTGACTGTCCTGAAGGCTTACCCACCTACATTGGCGTTGACCTTGCCATCAGTACCAAGAGCGAAGCAGACTATACCGGGGTTGCTGTTGTCTCCCGTGGTGACGATGGCACGATCTACGTAAGAGACATCAACCGTACCCGTGCCGACTTTGCTTCCGTGTTACGCTTCATTGAGGCTATGGCTGATAAATGGAAACCTAGCATGATTGGCATCGAACAAGTGCAGTATCAGGCGGCTGTCGTGCAGGAGCTCCTACGGCGTACAAAACTGCCTATCCGAGGGATACGCCCAGACAGAGACAAAGTGACCCGCTTTGCGCCTTTAGAAGCCCGCTACGAGCAAAGCCAAGTCATGCACTGCCAAGGGCTCCCGGCTTACTTTGAAGATGAGCTCTTATCCTTTCCCGTTGGGCGGCATGATGACGTGGTGGACGCTTTGGCTTATGCTTGGCAGGTGTGCGGATCTAAGCGTGGCTGGGGTGCCGTCTAAAAATATATATCTCTATACCCTTGCAGTATATATATCTACGGTGTATATTATCTACATCAAGCAGGGAGATAGAGAGATATGACAAAGACAATCGGAAACTACACAATGCAAGTTACAGAACACCACGGCGAGTGGATGGCGCGTGTTATTTACACAAACGGTGGAGCATTTGGCGGAAACGTCTACTTTATGAAAACATACGCAACGATGGCAAACGCTATCAAGGCTGGAGAAAAGCAACTCGCAAAGTACGCACTGTAAACCACAGGCCCCCGCAAGGGGGCTTTTTTATTCTGTGGGATACTAGGAGCATGGGTATCTTTGACCGCTTCCTAGGACGCAAAGCAGCTGCGAACCCCACCGCAATGCTTCCGTTACCATTATCCCAGTCTCGTGATGTCTACCTGACAGGCTACGGCTCTGGTCAGTTGCAGACATTACTGCGCCGAGCATTACCGGGTAGCACAAAAGACTGGGCAAGGATAGCAGGAGACCTAGGGCTAAACGGTGTTGTGGCTTCCGCAATGGACTGGTACATCAGGAACTGGGCACAGGCTACACCAGAGGTCATGCGTAAGGTCGATATGCAACAAGCAGAGCCTATCGAGCATCCAGCCCTTCAGCTCATCGCTCAACCAGATCCGCTGGTCATGGGCTCTCTGTTCTGGGCATGGGTTGTGCAGGACTACAAGTTATTCGGCAACACCTTCATTAGAAAGATACGCTCATCCACCCGTGGTACTGTCACCGCTTTGCAGTTCCTTCCGCAGGACATGGTACGCCCAGTAGGCAACGGTACTAACCCTCTAACGCACTACGTCTACACCACTGACGGACGCTCGTTTGATATTCCTGTATCCGACATCATCCACATTAGGTACGGCAGGGAGCCTAGCGATATCCGCCTTGGGCGTTCTCCGGTTACCGCTGTACTGCGTGAAATTGCTACCGACAACACTGCATCTACGACAGCCTGGGGATTGCTTGCTAATGGTGCTATGCCATCGCTCATCGTTGGACCAGATGCCAAGGATGCCAGCGTTGACCTCAGCATGGACGATGCACGGCAGGTCAAGCGTCAACTGCATGAAGACCTGAGCGGTGATGGTTCCGGTGGCATCGTTGTGATGACCGGACCTTACAAGATGGATCGTGTATCTCTGACACCTTCCGAGCTTGCACTAGATTCTGTGAGACGTGTACCGGAGGAGCGTATCTGCTCGGCTCTTGGCATCAACCCTATGGTCTTGGGTCTTGGCTCTGGTCTTGAGCGTAGCACCTATGCAAATTATGAGAGGGCACAACAGGCTGCGTGGGAAGATGGCATGGTGCCTCTACTGCGTACCATCTCTGACGCTTTGACGGCTGACCTTTTGCCAGAGTACCCAGAGACGCAGGAAGGCGATTACATCGTCTTCAATGTTGACAATGTACGTGCGCTGGCTGATGACCTATCAGCTGAAGCCGATAGAGCTGAGAAACTCTATAAGGCTGGCATCATTGACCGTGCTGAAGCAAAGCGCATTGCTGGTCTCGAAGCCATCCCAGAAGATGAAGGGCAGCTACACCCAACGGCAATCCCCGTACAAAGCACCGGCGGCTTTGATGGTGCCGCAGTGCGATCGTATGAGATGAAGTTCCGCCCAACTGAAGCAATGCGGACAGCGGCACAACGGGCGCTTGACTGGAAGGCTGAAGGTTTTGACGGCGGGACGCGGGTAGGGCTTGCAAGGGCTAACCAAATCGTGAATGGAGAGCAACTTTCCGAAGACACGATACTGCGGATGTATTCGTTCTTTAGCCGCCATGAAGTTGACAAGAAGGCCGAAGGGTTCAATGCCGGTGAAGATGGCTTCCCATCTGCTGGGCGTGTAGCGTGGGACCTCTGGGGCGGTGATGCTGGCTTTGCATGGGCTACAGCCAAGCGTGACCAGATGCAACCAGACGGCAAGAGCCTTGATGGTGACCATGTCTGCACTCCGGGGGTAGTGTACAAGAGCCACCCTTTTTACGGGTACGAGATGGACTACATCTCAAACGAGTAGACGACGGCACAGCACGGATCTATGCCGCTTCTCAGAAGTTCCGGAACGATTTGCTGGAGCGTGAAGGTGTAGCCATCAGCCGTATGCAACGTGCATACAAAGCAGCTACCAAGGCAAGCATCGATGAACTCGAAGCACTAGAGGGACGAATAGCCGAGCGTGAAGCAAACGGGGAACCGCCATCAGAAACCATCCTCTGGATGCGTCAGCGCATCATAGACAACATAGAGGAACTAGGGAAGAACCTAAAGAAGTTTTCAATCGAGGGGGCACAGATAACCGCCGATGGACAACTCGAAAGCGCCATCCTTGCGAATGAGGCGAGCGTCGGCATGGTTGAAACGGCGGCTGGTCGTAAACCGGCAGGAGTTAGCCTCGGCAGTTCATGGACAGCACTCCCAGACGAAAGCCTACAAGCCTTTGTCGGTTTTTCGGGTGATGGAAGCCCTCTGGGTGAGTTATTTGCAACCATACCGCAGGTAACCACTGACGCTATGCAGATGGCTCTGATACAGGGTATCTCGCTGGGTGAAGGTCCACGAACAGTAGCACGGCGTGTACGCAAAGCAGCTGATATCGGCAGGAGCCGTGCAGAGACTATTGCACGTACTGAGATGATACGAAGCGCCCGTGAAGCGCAACGGCAACTTTACACGCAGAATCCGGCGGTGCAAGGATACAGACGGCAAGCCACGCAGGATGCAAGAACATGTTTAGCGTGTTTAGCCTTATCGGGAACATTACACAAGACCGATGAAATCATGCCTAGTCACGTAAATTGTAGGTGCGTTATGGTGCCGGCAACAATGTCGTGGGCAGAGATTACCGGAGATTCTTCTATCCCTGACACACGCCCAGCGGTAGCCACACCTGATCGTATTCTTGCTGGTCTGTCGGAAGCTGACAAGATGGCTATCATGGGACCGACTCGCTATCAGATGTACATGGATGGTAAACCGCTTGCTGATTTTGTGCAGGTGGAACCTAATATGGATTGGGGGCCTACAACCCGTGTAGTGCCACTACGTAGCCTCATATAGGGTGTGTGGGATACTTAGCGTATGGACCTGCTAACCGTCTACAGTGATTCTATAAAGTCAGACCGTTTAGGAAGCGTCAAAGGCTACCTTGTGCGCTTTGGCTCTCCTGATGCAACCGACCTAGAGGGTGACTACTTCACGCCTCAGACAGACTTTGGATTTCCCATCAAAGCCGGTGAGCGTGTCCCGTTGAATCTTTATTATCACCACGGCATGGATAAATTTGTAGGCAAGAAGTCCATCGGTACTGGCTACGTCAAGATGGACGAAACCGGGCTCTGGTACGAAGCACAGCTGGACATGGCTGATTCTTACGGTGAGATGATCGCTAAGCTCTGCAAGCAAGGCAAGATGGGTTACTCGTCTGGTGCAGCCGGTCATATGGTAGAGCGCAAGAGCGTAGGCAAGGCAAGCGAGATTACCCGTTGGTGTATCGCTGAGGCAAGCATCACGCCTACACCTGCCGAATACCGAAACTCAGTCAAGAGCCTGGAGGACATGTACAGCATGGAGCCTATGATGGAAGAAGAAGAGATGGTTATGGCTCCTATGCCTGAACAATCAGCCGCTGAGTATGCAGCTGAGATATTCAAGGAAGCCGAAGGCGAACTTATCCACGAAGGGCTCGAAGCCTACTGGGATGCGCTTTCTGGTGCAATGGAAGTGATCGAAAGCGCTGACATGGCTAATGCCTTGGTCGATGCTTTCGCAGAACGTGCAAAGGCTCTCTATGCCATGCACGGTAAAAAGTGTATTCACCCTGTATCACTGCGGGGTGTAGAGCGTCGGCTGCGGGATGCAGTCGGTCTTAGCCGGTCAAGCGCAAAGCGCCTTGCACCTGTTGTCTGGGATTCACTGCGGGACGCAGACCAGCCAGAGACGCAACCGGATCTCGTAGTCGAGGCGAAAGCCACTGATTTAAACGAGCGAGCTGAACTGCTTGCCCGTTTGGAGTTGCTAACACAACTATGAATATCGAACAACTACAAGCAAAGCGTGAAGGTTTTCTCGCTTCCGCTCGTGAACTCGCAGCCGGTGATGGTGACCTTGCACAAGTCAAGTCCCTGATGGCTGAGGCAAAGAACATCGAAGAGCGCATCGAGACAATCAAATCCCTCGGCGTTACCGCTCCTGTTGCTTCCGCTCCTGTAGAAGACAAGCCATGGAAGTCCGGTGGAGTATCAAAGCGCATCACCGACCTCCTCCCCGGTGACACCGCTGAAGAGCGCAACTACAAGGCATACGCTTGGGGTCAGTGGGCACGCTCCATTATGGGCAACCGCAAGGCTACCGACTGGGTCAAAAACCACATCAAGGCTAACGAAGGCACAGATAGTGCTGGTGGCTTTACAGTTCCAGATCCATTGTCCAGCGACCTTATCTACCTCCGTGAGCAATTTGGTATTGCGCGTCAGAACTGCCGCATCTATCCGATGTCCAGCGATACGCTCCGTGTACCAAACGCTACTGCATCTACGACTGTCTACTATCCGGGTGAGAATACGGCAATCACATTGTCCGATATGACCTTTGCACAGGTTAGCTTGACAGCAAAGAAAGCAGCCGTTCTTACGCAGGTTTCCAAGGAACTCGCAGAAGACAGCATCATCGACTTTGGTGCATCCCTTGCCCGTGACATGGCTTATGTCTTGGCTAAGGAAGAAGACCGCGTTGTGTTCAACAATGCGACAGATGCAACCACATCCATTGATGGTTGTCTCTGGGCTGTCTACAATGCCAACGCAACGAAGGCTAACATCGCATCGCTGGTTCAGTTCACCACCGGGCAGACCATCACGTATGCTCCAACGTTGACCAACCTTTCGGCCATGGTCGGACGCTTGCCAACCTACGCAGCTAACGCCAAATGGTATATGCACAAGGAGATCTGGTACAACGCCATCGCTCCTCTGCTCAACGCACTTAGCGGAAACGCTATCCTTGACCTCCAGCAGGCATTCGGCGCACAGCCTAAGCTCTTTGGTTATGATGTTGTATTCGTTCAGAATATGCAGAAGACCTTGGCAGCTTCCACGCCATACATCCTGCTTGGTGACCTGTCGGTTGGTACTGCATTCGGTGACCGTCGCTCGGTTACGATTGAAGTATCCGATCAGCAGTACTTCAAGGAAGATGCATTGGCATTCAAGGCTACTGAGCGTTATGCCTTCTCCGCATTTGACATCGGAAACGTTTCCGCTACAGCATCTGCACGAGTCCCAGGCTCGCTTATCGTTGGTGCATCCTCTGCTACATAATCCTAGCAGACTCGCTACAAAGCCCTCGGCATCACTGCCGGGGGCTTTCTCTTTGTCTATTGCGTTAGTCTTACGCTGATGCTCGTGTGGGATACTTAGGACATGATGACACGAGCCGAAGCGATAGCACAGGT